TGTAGTTACCTCCAGAGTCTATTATTTGCTCGTTTTGAAGATTTAAAGCCTCCAACTTTGTCTTTAAGAGATCCGTAAAATCATTTGTAGACAATTCTTTTCCATCTACTTTGTCAACTTTATTATTTAGGGCGTCTTGCAAGCCTTGTATATAGGCTATGCTTTCAGAATTAGGCTTAACATAGTTCACAAGATCTTTAAGCTTATTCTTTTCTTCTAGACTAAAGTTCTCATCGCTCAAGGCCTTTCCTAAGACTTTATCTACTTTGTTATTTAGTGCAGTTTGGAGACCGTTAATAAAGCTTATTCCTTGACTAAGTGGCAACTTAGGTATACGCACCGCATCATTAGCTATTAATGCAACCCCGTTTGTAAAACTGAGTATAATCTCTTCATCATTTTCTGTAATACTATCTAATATCCTACCCTCAGATTTATGGTAAAAGCTTTCTAATAAATTGTAATACTTGTTTTTGACCGCGGGGTCTTCACAAGTCATGTAATCGCGTAATATCTCAATTGTTTGTATCGCCATTATTCAAATAATTTGCAGTAGTTACAGCCATCATCTGGCACTATATCGGTGTTACCAGCATTGAATCCTGTTGCTGGTTTAATCTTATTCCTTTCGTAATATCTTACAATTGCCATCCTTGTAATAGAGAGCTCTGGCGTATTTATTTCAGCTCCTGTCTCTAGCTCATCGGTGACGCTCAAGTCATTCTCCAATGCCATATCAATAACCGCTTCTATCGATCCATAACTTTGTATAGATAGATCAAAAAGACTTTGATTTTTTAAGACTCGTACTACTTTCATGTTCTCTCTTTATACTTATTCTGCCAGTAACTCAACTTTTGTGAGAGGCTGTTTATTTTCCTATTTAAACCTTCAATCTCACTGTCTTTCTCCTGGCGTATCATTTCTACTTTTCTCTCAAAACTGAGTCTTACATCTTCATGCCGTCTTGTACTTTCTTCTTTGAGATACTCAAATCGGTTTTCATAGCGTTTCTGTAAATCGTCGAGAGCTTCTTGATATTGATCCATAATGCTCTTAGATCTATCAGATTTTAAATTGGCAATTTCCGCTTCTTTTATCTCAAGCTCCACCTTCTTGGTTTTACGAGTAAAAAAGTAACCACCACCGCCTCCTATAAGGGCAGGAATCAAGTATTCTAGTAATTGTTTTAAGATGTCTTCCATTACTGTATTATTGTTGTTGCAATTGCGCCATCACTTGTAGGGCCTATAGTTTGTCTACCTATCACAAACAATGCGACCGCCTCTGCTAGTTTGTTAGCCAATAGTTGCCTAGCCACTTCTGGATCTTGCTCCTCTTGGTCACTAACATTGTCCAGGGCTTCTTTAATTAAAACCGCTAAGGCTGTTTGGTTTATTACTGCCATTTAATCTATTTTAAAACGGTGTTTAACCGCAGTTTAATTGCTTCTACTGCAGGGATGTTTATTGTTGTCCCCACAACAACAGATATCTTATTAACCTCTGTCATAAAGTCGTTAAGTATACTTTTTAGGTCTTCATTTCCTCTAGCCAGTTGATGCCCATTTTCATCAATATCCAGAGCTGTAGTGCCTATCTTCAATTTTACTTTATTTAGCTTTGAGTACTGTACAACAAACATTTGATTGATGTCGTCATTGAGCAAAGCCACAAGGACAGAACTTCCCACCTTTGGCAGTACTAGCAAAGCATCGCTTTCACTTTCGCTAGCCACCAGCCTTACATCTGTATAGTCCAGCTCGCCATCATTTACCTTGCAAGTGCCTTTGGCCTCATCTACGCTTAAGACATCAGCAGAAAACACCGGCGATATCTCTTTTTTATTTAAGAATTTGAGTCCTTGCTGTAGTTCAGTTTCAAAACTCATAATCGATTACTTATTTCTGTGGTTCTACGCGCGCCGTTCATGCTATACTTAGTCACAACTTTAGGAATAAAGTACAAACCATCACGAGACGGTCTGGTCTCATCCACCAGTCTGGCAGACATCCCTCGAGAGGCAAATGGCACTAGAAAACTCTTTATGTTGCCATCGTAACCGTCATATTTCAACTTCTTAAGCTGCGCCTCAGCCATTTCTTTGAGCTTGGATGGATCTTTAACTGTGGAGGTGTGATAGGTTCTTACCTCGCCGTCTTCATCTCCAAACTCCAGTTCTTTTTTCTTATTCTTTTCGTCTATAAAGACATATTTTATCTTGATTTTTCGGTCTTCAGAAGTCCTATATTCTAGGTTATTTTCAACAATATTGTAGTTGAGATCATAAAGTACCTCTTGCCCTGCATTGTTGGTTTGTTCTAAGCCTGCAAACAGATCATTATTATCATCTATGTAGATGGTGAGGCCCATATCGCTTTTTATCTTCTCAAGAACCTGCGCAGCATTGGCATTCTTTATGGTGTACTTTCCCAGCTGTATATCTGGGATGTTTCTAGCAAGGCTCACTCCACTTCCAGACATGAGATCCTCTAGCAATGTTTTAAGATCTACTCCCTCATTGTAAGCCTTGCTTATTGGTTTACGCTTCAAGAGCCAGAAGGCATCTTCACAGATGACCTCGAGTGGCACTTTAGGGTTAATCTTCGCGACATAACCACGAAACTCTTCACCTTCATAAACATCTGTATAACCAAGCTTTACTATTACTGTATCGCCAACCTTAAGAGCTTCCTCACTGAAGAGCTCCTGGTTGTCATTTCTTACTTTGAATTTGTTAGGCATAGTGATCGTACAGGTGTCTGCAAGCAAATGCACAGACTTTGCAACCGTTACACTTGTAATGGATTGAAATCTGTAGTTTCCTATCTGTATGTCTGCCTGTAGCCTATACATTAGTTCAATAAATTGTTTAGTTCTTCATCTTCTACTAGGTCAGCAAAGAAATCCTGCTCACTCTTTGCTCTTATTGTGTATTTCTGGACGCCTTGCTGTCCTTCCATTTCGTCCCATGACAATTCTTTTAGTATGACATTCCTTATCCCAAAAAGCTCTAGAAAGCGATTGTCGACAATCTCTACAGCCTCATTAATTTCAAATAAGCGAATGACTTCTGCAATTTGATCACTCGGGTATTGATCTGGAGCATCAGGAATCACGCAAAGACCCCTAAAGGTCAAATTATAGTCCTCTGTAGTGATGTATTCGTTTACAGTCCCTTTCCTTTTGCTTCCAACGGTTGGTGTCTCTACAATTCGTTTCTTGGAGCTAAGACTTATTAATGGCTCGTTAGGTAGTTTATAGTTTTGGCCATCGTGAGAAAATTCCAAAGTTGTAAAGTACTGCCGACCTCTCATTAATTCAAAAGTGATGTCCTTAAGGCTAGGGAATACAGCCAAATCTCCAACGCCACCAGCAAACAAAGGAAAGCTTGCCCCAACGTAACTGAAGGCAAGTGCTGTTATTTCTTTAATGTCGAATGTGGCCATTATGAGGTTTGTAAATTGTTAACTGAATTTATTGCTCTTAGTAGTATTTCCTGCACCTTATCGCCAAGCTGGTCGAGACCAGACTCGGTATCGTTTACAAATATTTTAGTATCGTCCTGGAGCTTTCCTATGGTTATATTTATGTTTGTTCGCTTAGATCCTCCACTTATCGTTGAGTCAGCTTTAGAGGATCCTGAGCCACTTCCTTCAGTTTCATCACCTTCTGCAGTAGGATCTCCAAGAGGATCGAAAAGAGCAGACCTTTTTTGCTTTTTACGTTCTGCTTCTGGATTGCCTTTTTCTATGGCATCTATAGTTTTAGGCTTAAAGCTCTCTATGCCTTTATTATAACCTTCACCGTATTTTGCAAATGCTTTTGCCCCAGATTTTAAGGCTTCTTCTGCCGAGTTATTGCCCATAAGATCTGTTGCAGCATTTTTGCCAATCTCCCAGGCTTTTTTAAAGTCGCCATTAAAGAAGGCCACTAAAGCTTTTCCTATGCCAGTAACGCCCTTTAGTAACTCAACAAAGCGATTAACCAGATAATCTTTTATAACTGTCCCTAGACCTTTTATGACTTCCCAAACGCCCATGATCATACCACGGAACCAGTCAAAACGATTCCACAAATAAACTATAGAAGCGATAAGAGCCGTAATAGCTAAAATAACTAAGCCAATAGGATTCATATTCAAAACAAAGTTCCAGGCTTGCGTTGCTATTGTAACTATTTTAGTGGCAAATGCTATTGCGCCCAAAGCAATACTGTAGCCCCAGATAACTGCATTGGCAATAACAAAATTGGCAGCTATAACCGCTATGATGCCTCCAAAGAGAATAAGCAAAGGCGTGGAGGCTGTGATCCATTTGTAAACGCGTTGAATACTCCTTACAAATGGAATAATATTCTCAACAACTGCAATGCCAACATCTATTAATGGGGCTATAAGATTTGATAGGCGCTTTCCAATGGTCATTACTACAAAACTGGCTTTACCAAGTAGAGTTGACATTTTACCTCCTGCAGTTTCAGCCATTCTATCACTCATACCATTAAACTTACCTCCTTCAGATGTTGCAAGTCTAAAAGCTTCAGAAACCATATCCGAGCTTATAGCACCTGCTTCCATTTGTTTCTTAAGGGTAAACATAGAAAGACCTGTATTTTCAGAAATCACCTGCAGCGGGTTAAACCCTACATTCACCATTTGTAAAAGATCCTGACCCATTAGTCTACCAGTTGATGACATTTGTGAAAAGGCAAGATTTAAAGACTGCAATTTATTTTTATCGCCCATAGCCACATCGCCTAGCATTCTCATATTGCCCATGATATCCTCTTGGACAACTCCAAAGGCTAGCTGTAACTCTGCAGATTTTGTGATGGACTTATTGTCGTAGGGCGTAAAGTTGGCGTACTGATTAAGATCTTTAAGCATTTTCTGGCTCTTTTCTACCGAGCCCAAAAGCACTTCGAACTTAACTTCCATTTGCTCGAGCTCTACGCCTTTATTGAATACAGATTTTATAGCATTCCAACCTGCCAAAGCCACTGCAAAACCACCAGCCAAACCAACAAGACCTCCCATCTGTGAGCCAATGTTTCTAAGCCGGTTAACAAAAGTTGGCTTTGGTAAATTATCTAGCTTGGTTAGCTCTCTTTGGGTTCCTCTTATATTCCTATTAAGATCTTTAATCTGTGAGATAGAAGTCGTCGCCCCTCTTTGCCTGTTAAGCACCTCCAAACGCTGTTGCAAGCTATTAATAGAGGTTGTTGTCTCGTTAAATTTCCGTTTAGAGGCATTATTGGCTTGCTCAACTTTTCTCTGCATACTATTAAGCGAGCCCACAACCTTATTAAGCTTGGAGCTTGCAAAATCCTTCATAAATATGTCGAAGCTGTATGCCATTTATTCTGAAGCTTTTTTCTCTTTTTGTCTTATGTCGTTTAGTATGGCGATTTTCTCGCCCCATTCTTCATCGGTGAGATCCTGTGGATCTATCCCGAGGTAATACTGTAAAAGTGTGTCGTGGTAAGCAATATAGTTGGACTCAAAGTCGCCTTTGGAGTCCTCTATAACTTTTTTATCTCCGCGCTTTTCACCTCCATCACTTTCTCGAGCTGTGCAGATGCGCCCAAGAAGTAGTCATCGTCTGTCTTCACATCGGCGTCACCTCCTAGAAAGCAGTTATTGAGTATAACTTCAGCAAAGCCCAGAGGATTCGTCTGTGCTTTAGTCATCGCCAGAGACAACACTTTACGTTCTGGTTTACGGAGAAAGACCTCTTTGCCATCTTCAAACTCTATTTTGAAAATATCTCCATGTTTTTTCTTCCAGGTATCGATTTGTTTTTGATCTACTTTAGCCATTGTATTTTGATTTAATTTGGGTTGATTTTATTGAATAAGTTTCACTGGAGAACACTAATGCCCTCCAGAGAGTTACTTAAGCTTGTCTTTTTACGTCCAGGAACATAATAGGAAGCTCAACCTCCATATTTGTTGCCCCTTGTGTCATAGACTTTGTGACCTCCATAAATTCAACATTTTTAAGAATGTCGGTTATAATCTGGCCATCGTTGTCTCTAGGCACATAAGCCACCACTATATCAAAAGATAAGTTGTTGATGTCTTTGTCCTTGGCATCCTTTGTCATTGCTTCTAGCTCAGACTGCCAAACTTTTATTTTGCCCTCATAGTTCATGTTTCCATGTACTATAGCGTGAGGTTTTGCGCCTCTGCCGTACAGGTATTCCTTTTCTTTGGTTTCCTTGTATTCTACCTCCATAACTCCTTCCAGTATTCTACCACCGTATGAGATTGTCATGTCTGCCCAGGAATATTGCTTGCTTGAAAATGTTGCCATGATTAGTTTATGTTTGTTGTGAATCCAATGTTAACCTGTATCATTTTCGCATAGCCAACAGGTTGTAAGCTTAGTTGTACGATAATCTGGTCGTTTTGCAAAATGTTTTGATTTACGTCTATAAATGCGCTTACAGCACTTAGCTTTCCTTCAGCAACCATTCTCTGGTTAATGTCGTTCTCAATCTTACCCTGCATAGATTTTATGATAGCAGGGTGTATTTGTCCTGCTTCATTTACCGGCACTTCATCGCTAAGCTCTTCCGTAAGGGTATTATTAGCTAAGATTACAGCTTCATCCATCACCATACCTCTAGCCAATGACGAAAAGTCGTTGGTAGGTAAGACCAGTGTTGGATCGTCCGTAAAGAAATAACCAGCACGCCCAGGGAAAGATCTTAAAAAGATGTAGCCTTTGTCGTGGATAGCATCCCAAGCATCTGTATAAGATTCTATAGTACTGCCATCGGTGAGGTAAGCCTCTAGAACTTCTATAGGTCCGTCTTTTACCCTGGCAATACTTCTCTGTGTAGGAATAGCAGCTATTCTACCTAGAGCCAAACCGATACTTGCCTCTGGAGCTCCATCGTTATTGGCAATAAACATCGCCACACGATCAAAAGAAGCTTCTGTATAATCGTTTAGATCTGCAACAGTTCCAGAAAAAGAGTTACCCGAAATAATACTCCTAAAAGGCATGTATTTGCTGGCAAAGCTCTCTGCAAGTGCTTGAAGTTTTACAACTCCAAGATTTACATCTTCATCTATCCCATCCACAATGGTGGGAGTAGGTTGTGCTTCTTTTAACAGGCCTAGAATACGTATTCTACCGCCTGCATCTTCGATCAATTTCTTAGCATAAGACATTGTCAAGTCTGCCATATCCTCGTAAGTAGTAGCATCAGAAACTAGCATTAGCCAAAGCTCTGCGCCTTCTTCAGCTTCTCTGTAGAAGTTGGAAATATGCTTATAGGCCAAAGGATTATCTGCTAGAGTAATTCCTAGAGCTTCAGCTGCAGTCAAAGAGAATATCTGTTTTGATTCGCCAAGCTGAATGTTATCTGCTACGCTAGATCCTGTAATAACAAGACCAGGCACTTTTTGAACACCAGCTCCAGCAAGAGCAAGACCATTCTCGGCAACGTTAAAGGTGATTTTAGGAAGTCCCATCTATATGATTTTAAATTTTGTTAGTATAATACCAGCGATTAAGCCAATCGCCAACGCTCCTGCGCTGGTGTATATCAGTCTAAAAGTGCTTACGCCTCTTTTAATGTTTTGTGAGTTTGAGGTGTCGGACTCGACCGTTTCCTTAATAAGTGTCTCTTTTATTTTGGCAGCAATGGCCAGAGAGTCACATCCTGCATTAATGCGTAAGAAATCGCCCAAAAGGTTGCCTTTTACAAAGGCGTCTCCATTGTTTGCCTTATAGTCTGGTGTAGGAGGAGTTTTGGAACTTGTTTTGGGCGTGGATTTCTTAGCCACTTCATAGTCTGCACACAACTGTCGTACATTGATACTTAGCTCCGTTTGCTGTCCTGGTACCATCAATGTGGTATCTCTGTAGGTTTCTGCAACCGACCGAGTAACAGTCCTATTTGATGAACTCTCCACAGTCTTCTGGCGTGAACCACAACTAAGGAGAGCGATCAAAATACAACCAGTCCAAAAAAGTTTAAATAAGCTATGCATGTGCGCTTTTTATGATGTTGAGATCAAAAGCTGTGGGCATGATGTCCAGAAGCTTTTGCATTGTATTTACAGAATCGGTTACATCCAGTAGTCCGTCTCTATTGATATCTGTGAGATCGGCACCAACCAGTATGCAACCTTCGATGTCTGTATAATAATTTCCTTTGTGAATTAAGATCCAAGTCCTGCCTTTTACATCGGTAATGTGAAAGTGGTGCTTGAACCTTTTGCTGTAACGCTTCACCACCTTGTACTTTCCTTCCGGAATGCAAGAGATAGAATTGGCATTGTTAAGCCAGGGCAACTCTAAACTGTGACAGTCAAAGACTGATGCCTTGAGTCTACCCAGGGCAAACAATCTCCCTATGGTCTGCTTGTCGCCATAGGTCTGTCTTTCAATTAATAGCTCCTCCGCTTTCATCTACTCAGCTTCTTTGGTGAGTTCTTCGACTCGCTCGTCGTAAGCTTTTTTGACGGTCTTGCGATCGTCTTCAGCAAAGACCTCGATGTCGGCCACCTCAGTTGCTTCTTTGATAAGTGCAATAGAGTCGGCAGCGTTGAGCTCACTGAGCTCTTCTGCTTTCGTCTTCTCTGCGCTGGTCGCAAACTTGGTTATCTTCTTATCCTCAAGACCTTTGGCGTGCACTTTTGCAAATGCATCACTCACGAATAGGAAGCCGTCGCTGGTAGCGAACACCTCTTTTGCTTCATTGCGCTCAAGGTAGTCTTGAGCGCGTTCTTTGATTGTTTTCTTTGCCATGATTATCTGATTGCTCCTAAGAATTTAGGACTGTTAGCTCTAATGACGCCTAGCAAGGCTCTCTGTGCATACGATAAGATATCGGCTTGTAAACCTGCATCTCTAAGCGTTGCATATAGCTCTACATCTCCAAAACATCTGAAGACTTCATCTGTATTCCAGAAGAAAGATGCTCTCGTGTCTCCAGCTTCCTGGACTGCTCCAAAAGGCTTTTTAACACCTGCACTAGTAAACAATGGAGCTTGTGAATACTCAAAGACATGAAATCCGTACATGTTACGATCGTTCATAATATCCTTAAACAACTGCTTATCTTCTTTACGGATTCTAGCCATGTGATCTGGAGTTAAACAGATATTCATGTTTTCAGTCTTATCTTTTTCTCCGTAAAACTTTCTCATGTCGATGATGGCATCTAGAATACTATCTGTTCCGAGTTCTAAAACATTGTTGTCTGTTCCAGAAGTTCCAGGTGTCCAGGCGTGAGCTGCTCTTTTACCTAAGTTCTTTGTTAGTGAGTTTCTGTGCCTGTTGATAACCGACTGTCTACGATTGTAAGCCAGCTCGATCTCTTGCAGATCTCTGTGTCTGGTCTGGTCTGTAGAATAAGTCCTAAGCACGACCTCATTTGGAATGTCTGGAGTTGTAGCGATTGGTAGTGGATCTTCATTGCCAGCGAAGTAATCCTCATTTACGCCTGGATCTACGCCCGCCTCTGCAAGATGCAATTTGTTGTTTTCCACATATTCACTCATATCGGTGGATGCAGCAACAAAGGAGGTATTGGGCACGGGATTCTCTTTAATGCCTGCGACCCAGACTTCTTTTTGTAGGCCAGCCATAAGCTTGCCCGAAAAGATGCCAGGGGAAAAATATTCGATTGATGCAGATACGGCCGTGATGGCTACTGCGGTCATCACAGGATTGATCTCTATGAAGGTAGAGAAGGCAAAACTGATCATTAAAGCCAAAATAAAGTTGATGGCTAAACTTGCGATTGAAAGATGTCGTTTCATTGTTCTTGTTTTCTGGGGTTTGGGTTTAGTTTTTGGCTGGTGTCCAGCGTTTGCCTTTAGCGTACTCTTGGGCGAGTCTCACGTATTCAGCATTGTTATTGTCCTTTAGCTCACGAAGCTTTTCAGGATCGTTTTGCTGGAGGTAGTCAAACGATAGTTCGACGCCACCTTCAGCACCTTGGCCACCGCCTACGATCTTACCGATAGCAGTTTGGGTGTGGTCTTTTTTGAATGTCTTTTCAGCTTCAGTGATCAATCCTGAAAGCAATACTTTCTGGTTGTCAAAATCAGTTTCCAAAGCTTTTAATTGAGATTCTTTAAGACCTTCAGGGATCAACTTCAACTCAACAGCTTTAGTCACCAATTGATTTGCCTCTGCATCTCTTATGGCTTTTAGTTGTGACCGTAAAGCCTCTTTTTCGGTGTCAGCATTCTCAGCAGATAGCTTGATCTCTGATACTTTCTGAAGCACCACTTCAGGTTTTGTTTCTGCATCTAAGCCTAAGGCTAATGCGATTTGCTTAATATTCATTGTTTCTGGGTTTTCGGTGTTAAGTGGCTGTAGATTTAGCTTTAAGGGACTCGCTGCACTTAGCTTAAGTGCATTATCATTCCCGCCAAGATCCACAATGGAGATCTCCCTAAGCTTACACTTGGTGACCGTCTCAAATAGTTGTCCTGGGAGGATGTCCTCCTCTGCATTGGAAGTGGCTTCTGGAGTGGCGAATATGGAAGCCATACGGATAAAGCCTCTTTCGACTTTTCCAGCTAGATCTGCTGCGTCTTCGTCTTCCATATCAAACTCGATGTCTGCCATGAGTTTGCCGTTTTCCTTATAAAGCTTCATTGCTTTGCCAACGACGTCTTTGGCTTTGCCTCTGGTGTGTAGAAATAATACCAGCGGATTGCGCTCATATTGAGTGATATTGATTCCATCGGTCATGACACGGTAGCCGTATTCGTTGATGATGGATTCGTCTGAAACTACAAAAGTGTGCATAAGCTATAAGTGTGCGTTGTCAATAATGTTGGGTACAAAATTGGACGACTTTACACTCACTGCAAAATCCCGTATCTGCCACTATAACTGAAATGTTGAAGCCTTAAACATTTTTGTTGAAGCTGTGATTTGCGATTCTTATTAGGTCATGTGAGTTGCGAAATTTGTACACATGAAAGACATCTTGCTAGACGAAAACAACGACTTGTTGATAACTAATGGCGACTTAACCATTGGCGACTCAGATAAGCAACACCAGAAGCTTATCCTTAGCAGCTACAAAGGAGAATGGAAAGCAAATCCAGAACTTGGAGCAGCTGTCCAGGACATGCTTAGTGATGACAATTTCTCGAAGTACATTATTGAAGCAAAAAAGCAACTGGAATATGATGGGATGCGAATAGATGATATTCGACTGGAACGTGATCAACTAATTATTGACGGCAAATACAAACAAAATGGCTAAAGGTAGAATGACCTCGACCGAGCGGGATTACCTCATATCGCAAGGCACAGATCTATATAGTAAAGGCTTCTCAATTCAGAATATTTCTGAATTGATAGGCGTAGGACTTAAGACGCTTTATAAGTGGAAAGAAGAGTTTAAGTGGGAAGAAGCCAAGGAGCTCAATACCATAAGACCCTCGGAAATAAAAAAAATGATCCTGCAGTATGTTATAGCAATCAAAAATGGTGAAGTCCCTTTGTATAAAGCAGATGATTTGGCAAAGATCTCTGCAGCGTTCGACAGGCTTAACGACTCCAGAAAGAAAGCTGTACACACCATGGAAAGCTTCGATAGCTTTTCTAGCTATATGATGACCAAAGCAGGACAGAGTAAAGGCAAAAAAAGAGACAGCATCTTACAACTCACTAAAGATATACGCGTCCATTTTGACGGCTACGTTACAGAACTTTTGAGCAATGAATAAAACCGAACTTAAAGAAGCCAGAGAGCGCTATTTTGCTTTGTCAAAAATGATTAAGTCTGCTTCTGCAGATAAGTTGATCAAG